TAGTTGATCATCTGGATTTATATTTTCTTTCCAGACAAAAGCTGACAATGGAAGCTTATCATATAAAGCGCCATAATCAGTTAGCAATGTCTCAAAGTACAATGCCTTTCCCATAACAGATTTTACTGACACCCACACACCAGGTGTCAATTCGCCATGACCTCTTTCGAGATCATAGAGATATTCTTTTTTAACGTAAACGTAATGTGGTGGTAAATTAGCTACTAAAAACGCCATTATATTTCATCATATTAAGTTGTTCCTGGATCTTCTTCCTCTGGCTCTTCCTGCTCTTGTTCTGGTTCTTCTTCAGGTGGCTCAGCGTCAGGGTTTGCCATTTCACCTGATTTTGTTTCCTTTTCAATTTGTTTTTTCATCTCTTCGACTTCTTCATCGGAGAGCATCATAATATTTTTAAAGACATATTCCTTAGAGAAGTATTCACCAACAAATGGAGCAACTTGTTCCATTGATTGTAATCTTTCTCTTAAGAGTTCGGCATCCTTAAGTTCAGTAAAGTGATTATCACGTATGTATTCAATACGTAAATCACGTATATATTCGTTCCAATCTTCCTCAGTAATAATATTCTTAAGGATTAACTGACGCTTAAGCAACTCATAAAAGAGATGCGAGAAGCGCATACGAAGTCTATCAATAAACTTCTGGAACTTAAGTTCGTCCCTTGAAATCTCGGTAGATCGACCTAGTGAAAACTGAGCTTCTTGTTCTAACCTATTGATTGGAACATTAAGTGAACGATATAATCTTTTCTGGAAATAAACTACATCATCGATCTGACCGAGATTTTCACCTCCAGGGAGCGTGGAGATCTCAGTACCTCTACCACCTTCACGTCTTGGTAACCAGAAATCTTCAAGCATAGACATATGCTTACGGTCATCTCTGATTTGTCCAGTCTCAGCATCATATACTAGTTTGTTTCGATAGCGTGTCATCACGCTTTTCAAATATTCTTCAGCTTTACCTTTAGGTAAGTTACCAACATCAATATAAAATATACGCCGCTCGGGTGCGCGCGCGAGACGATAGATGACAAGTGAGTCTTCCATCATCCTTAATTGGTTAAGTGGTTTAATACCTTTATGAAGATAAGAAATAACTTTCTTTTGACTTTCGTCTACTAAACCAGATGTTATATAAACAACTGAATCCTTTGTTAACTTAACACCACTATTTTGTTGACCAGGTTTTTCTTGATAAATGAAATATTCATCCACCTTTTCAATTAATGTCGCGCCAGTTACAGGATCCTTTTTCTTCTTAACTTCCTTAACTTTACGAATCTTAGCTGCATCAATAGGTCTTATATCTTGAATGCCTTTGGCTAATGACGACTCGTTTACTACAAGATGATATACTAACCTGCCGTCAATGTACCAACGACGGAAAATATCATGAGCAAGATCATTAAACTTCATCATATATAGAAGTTCTTCGAACTCCTCGTTTACTTTTTTCTTAATAGCATCGGATACTTCAACGTCATCCATATTCAGTTCAATTGGAAAACCTTCATCACTAATAGCAATAGATTCGTTTACAATATCTTCAATAGCAGCATCAACTTCAGGATGCATCGATGAACCACGATACTTCATGATAAGTTGATGGTTGTCTTTTGTCTTATCGCCTTCTATATCCACGTACTGTGCAAAATGAGTACCGGACGCAGTAACGTAACCCGCACCGTCATCATCGACGGGAGGCACAATTGATTTGAGCTTTTTTTCTTCAGCGTCCGATTTAGCACGCTTGATCTCAAATCCAAATAATTTAAGGGTTTGTTCTGCCATTTATTAAATCCTATGAATAAGAGGGTCGGGGTTTCCCCCGACCCAATACTATCTATACTTAGCTTGTGGTGTTAGATTCCCAGTACTGGACTTGGAATTCAACTGTAAATCTTTCGATTTCATCAGTTGAAGAATAAGCCAAATCAATCTGACTGACTGCTGTCGGGAAACAGCCACGGAAAGTATATGATTTCAGAACAGAACCATCACGATCAATTTGATCTACAAGAAGGTCTGCCTGATAATCTACAGGTGTTGTAAGACCGGTATTAGCCTGGTGAGCATTCATACCGTTCATCCAACGCTCCATAGCGTTACGAACATTGAAGTCCGTATCATTGATGATTGTAGGTGTCCACACATCAAATGTGCGATCACCTGAAATCTTTAGCTGCCTACCTCTAAAGGGCACTGTTATAACACCCATTGTTGAGGCCGGTAAGATTGCAGCTTCACAGAGAAAGGATGTTAATTCAACATCCCCACCTGCATAGGCCGGAAAGTTAATGGTCGCTTGAAACAGATTAGGTCTAGCGCCACCACCTCTTAATTTGGCCTTAAAATCGTCTACTCCGAGAATAGCCATTTAGTTTCTCCTATTAGCGCTATTAGACCACGCCAACAACTTCTTCAAAGTCTACACCGGTTCTAACTGCCACAAAGTTAAGTGTGATAAAGTTAATTGACCGAGCAGGTTTGATGAAGATGTTCGCTATGAATTCGTTTCTGTCAACCACTGCAGGTGTGTTGTTTGTTTCGTCACAAACTACACGGAAGTCAGTGATACCGCGTCTGCCTTGAATCTCTCTTAAGAAAGGCTCAATAACGTTTACGAACTCGGCGCGAGTAAACTCATCGTTGAATTCGAATAGAACGTTTCTAGCAGCAATCGCAATTGCTCTTTCAATTGCAAGGAACAATCTACGAACGTTGATGCGATCGAAAGCAGATGGTCTAGCAAGCTTCGTCTTATCGCCGAAGAGTAGAACACCTTGCCCTGGAATATTAGCAATTGGGTTAACACCAGCTTTGTACAGTGTATCTCTTTCGCTCTTATTAGGAGAGTAAGATAACGCTGTAATTCCTAGATATTGACCACGGCGTGGACCAGCAGGTGAGTACCAAGGAGCTGTGTTAAGATCAGAAGCAGCCATAATACCAGCTGTTGAAGAAGCAGCAGGAATATGAATGAATTGATCATTGTATTTGTCATATACCTTCAGGTAGTTGTTATCCATGAAGAGATACGATGATTTAGTGAATGTATCAGCAGTTGTTACTGTGTTAGTAACTGGTGCTGATGCTGCAACTATGTCTGACCTAGCAGGAGATGTAACAGCAACGCAGTCTTTACGTGTGGACTGAGCAATTGAGACAAGATCGTTAACGATTGTTGTCTGATCTGATCTGCTGTTCATACCTGGTGCAATCAAGAAGTCAACTTGAATTTGGTCAACGTCTTCGAAGAGGTCAAATCCTGTTGCGTATTCTGAAGTTGTAAGATCTGCTGAAGCGACACCACCTTCTAGGCTAAATGTTTTATCCCTGAAGTTTATAGTAGGTGTTCTAACAGCTAGAGCTAATTCAAAATCAACTCCATCTGCAGCATCTGTTTCAACGTCAATTGAGAAGTCAGAGTCAGCAACGTGAGCATTGGCAGCAATAGTTGCATGGTCTTGGCCGAAACCACCCATGTATATGTACTCTGATGAATTTCTAATAACGTCTTTAACGTAATTAGTAGAACCATCAGCATTAAGAGCGTTCTTTGCGAGAGAAACAAATGGATATCTCTCAAGAACTGTACCCTTTGTGCCAGTAAACTCACCACCTTGGTCAACGACAACAAGATGAATTTCGTCGTTAGATGCGCCTTGAGCTGATGCGAAATCAGATGTGAGAGGTGGAGCATCAAATTCACTGGCATATGCCCAGTTATCAAACGAAGAGTCTGATGCTGAGTTTGCGCCAATGTAGCTGACTACAAGTGAGTTACCCAATGTGCCTGGGTATTTAGCAATGAATGTATGATCTGAGTTTAACAGCGCTGTCTCTTGATTATCAAAATGGTCAAGATTTTTGATAAGTGGAGCAGATGGTGATGCACTGTTATTATCAAACGCATTCTTTGCTACGTCTGTGACTTCTCTTACAATCTGTAAGGTGCTGGCATACCGTAAGAAGTATGCAGCTGAGTGAAAGTCTTCGGTGTTATCCGAGTCGGGTGTGGCAAAACGTTCCACCAGCGAGGTCTCTGTAGGTATCAGAGTTGCTTCTTGTACTGGACCCCAGCGGAAATTGCCGACAAAGGCTCCCGTTGTGGTTTGAACGTTAGGCACGACACCAGTAAGGTCGATCTCTTTGACAATAATTGCCGGAGATTCGGACGGTGTAAAAAGTGCCATTCTTTTAGTCCTTTTCCATGAAAGATGATAAGCTTACCATAATACGGAGTTTGTCAATCGAGTCTATTTATTATAATTTAAATTTAGAAGTCTCGTTGGTATTCAATAGCCCATTCCAATGCTTCTGGATCAGGTTGTTCTATAGCAGCTATATGTTCATCTCCACGATCTATATGTCCGAACGGTGGAATATCAGCTTCAATTTGATTCATTCTATCTTCAAACATTAATTGTTTAATATTGATATCTGACATGTCTCTGAACATCTCTGTAGATGCAAAGTAGCCAAACATCACTAAGCTCATCATTAAATCATCATGGTTACCATCACTAGCTTCATATGACTGGCCTTTGGCCACAAAGGTAGAAGCTTCTAATATAGTATTCTCATCAATTATTTCTAGTTTATTTGTCTCAATTAGGTCTTTAATACCTGAACATCCTATTCGTTTTGTTTTTCTATTCATATCTTGACCAAGTGCATTCGCCTTTATAGCAGACTGAACATGCATATTCTCATATTCAAAGTCATGATATAAACCATTACACACCAATGAACCTTGATCATTTGATTCTATAACAACATAAGCATTATTATAGAGAGTAGCATACTTATAGATAATGTTAGGAAAGAGGATAGGAGACATAGTGTTGCAGCGATATACAGCAACCTGCCTAAATGGCGTTGTGCTAATGTCGATCAAATTAAAAGTAGAATAATCCTGTCCTCTTCCCTTACTCACGTCAACAGTCATAACGTATTCATGTCTTTTTTCAGGCTTGTGGTATATGTTTAAATCACCGCCCTCCATAAATTCAATTGGATTTTTTGCTCTTAAACTCATTAATGTTTCTGCATTAATGAGTGTATCACCTGTTCCAAAGAATGTATTACCAAACTCTTGATCAAATTGTAACTGTGACGTATTAGCAATCGTCTGTTGTTTCCATTGCTCATCACGCCCTGGAACGTCCCACCAATCTACACGGAATGGATGGTATTCATTAATACCTTGATTTGCTCCTTGCCATATATTATAAAATGTATTTCCTATACCGTTGGCTGTTGAGGTAACAATAACCTTGGTGTTCTTACCTGATGATACCACTGGGTAGGTAGACGTGTAAAACTCTGCTGCTCTTTCGACGAACGCGAACTCGTCGAGGTAGAGGAGACTGACAGATAGACCACGAATACTAGAACCGCTAGTAGCTGCAGCCAGAA